CTGCGCGAACGCTCCAATAGTCATTGAAGATGCGGCACGAGAAAGGTATACATTGCGACCCTGATTGTCCTGTGAAGATGACCAAAGGTCTTCTGCGGTAAACGCTACTGGCACAACAGCGAATGTGTTGCTGATAGCGGCGTTAGCCTTTACATACTGCCATTCGCGACCATCTGGTGTAGATGCGCGCTGTCCAATCTCGAACGATGGAGCAACTTCTGTCTGGTAAACGTCCTGAAATGATACTTGATTCATGTTTTTGTTTTCAGCCTCTGGTTCTTAGCCTTTGGCAATTCTAATTAGCAATTATTAAGCGAGTGCTGTCCAGTTAGTTGTACCTGTGCACCAGAACGCCTGTCCTGTCGCTGAACCGTTAAGACAGATGTCACCCTTTGTTCCAGTCAATGCAGTATTTGGGGAGGTCTCATTTGAGGTCCAAATAGAGAATGTACCGAGAGTGATAAGTTTCTTGAAGTTCGTTGACGTTACTGCATCCTGTTGAATGTACAGTGGGGTTGTCCCTGTCGCGGCGGTGTTGTCGTTTACAAACGACACAAGGTTACGCGTACCTGTGCTGGTTGAATCAGAGAGTACTGAAAGCGCTGTACCTGTGGTAAGCGAGCTTGCAGTAATGCCGATACCAATACCTGTAGTTGTTGCGGTTGTGACCTGAAACGCTCGTCCTAGTGCGTTCGCTGCAGATGCGGTTACTTGTAGGATGATAGTTTCATCATTCGCCGCAGATGCAAACTCAGAGAGTGTTGCAGATGTTCCTGTAGCGCCTGTGTGGTCTACGCGGAGCAAACGTCCTGCACCTGTAATCGCTGTTGCACTTGACGATATAACCGCACCAATACCTGAGGTAAGGGCATTCGCACTAATGCGAAGAAGTCCTGCCGCAGTTGTTGCTGAGTCAGCCGTAAGTGTGAGCAAGTTACCTGTCGTGACGAGAGTACCTGTAGAGGTAATCTTCATCGCAGTACCAGATGTCTGTCCGTTTGTCGCGATACTGAATGCCGTACCAGAAGTGAGAGAGTTCGCAATGAACTCAACCACTGCGTCTCCTGTGAATATACCTGAATTGGTAACGGTGAAAGCCGTAGCGGTAGTGCTTGAAGACGTAATGTCTCCGAGCGCCACTACTGCTGAACCGCCAATCGTGGTAGTTGCAGGAAGTACAACTGTCGCATCATCCGTAATCGTTACGTCCTTATTCGTGATGATACCGCCAAACCGTACCGCAGGGATTGCATTCTCTAGGAGGTTTGGACTTGAACTTGTTGTTGCCATAGATTTTGTGTCCCTCTTCCGCAGTCGTTAACTCGGAGTCAAAGGATTATGGTTTACTTCTTGATAATCTTCTTTACTTTGTCGGCCAAAGTTTCTTTCTTTGGCTTCTTCTCTGGATTATCCTCTGTGAGCACACCGTTTTCGATGACTCCACGGTAGTTTATGACCGTCTCACTCCCATCAGAGTACTGGATAATCTGTCGTACCATGTGTGCTTCACTCATATTAGGAAGCTCCGTTAAGCGTACCGTTGAGGCGTGGGTTGTTCGCGATGAAGTTACCTGCGTAGATAAGGTAGCCTACCTTTGTAAGCTGATCTACTGGACTCATCATCTTTCGGAACTGGAAGCCACGAGTTGACTTCACGTTGCCTGGAACACCACTTGGTACTGCATCTGTAGTCTGCTTGAAGTTTGCAGTCATGATGTCAGCATCCTCGTAGTTGAATCCAACGAAACCAAACGACTTACGATTAACAAGGAAGAACTTGCCTGATGGCACCTGCTCGTCCTTAGCGATTGGAGTACCACGGAATGTGAGGTACACGAAGCCCTGCTGACCTCCGAGACCTGGTGAAGCTGGCACACCACCCCATGCGTTCATCTTAGGATAACCGCTTGTAGAGAAGTTTGCGCGTACAGAAGGTGTAAGAAGTGACTCATACGTTGACCAAAGAGCCTTCGTAGTGAGTGCGAGGTCTGGTGAATCTACTCCTACAGTTACTGCGTCGTCAGCCGTTGCAAGTTTTGCAAGTGTGAGCGCACCAGTAGATGCAAGGTAGTAGCCTTCAAATGACGGATAGGTTGAGCGAGGAAGGTCGCCGTACGTAGCAAAAAGAGTTGAGTCTGATGCCGCGTTAGCGAGTGAATCCCACTGGTTGCCTGAACCGTTACCTGTGTAAAGCTGTTGAGCCATTACGTTCATAAGAGACTGAGCCTGTGAGTCAAACTCGGTGTCGAGAAGGTCTACAATCTGCTCATCTCCCATGTTCGCTGTGGTTTCAGCGATTGCTACAACGACTGGCTTATTCATAGCCTTGAGGTTGAAGTTCGCCTGTACACGTACGTTCTGACGGTCTGTGTCGAGCTTGTCAGCAATACCCATAACACCACCGTTTGTAGTGTCCTGATATTTGATAGCGAACTTGTAAGACGTACCTGAACGCCATTCTCCTACTGGAGACTGGAGGAAGGTCATAAGACCTGGTGTACCGTTGGTTACGGTGTCGTATACCTTCTTAAGGATTTTTTCACGAGTTGTGGTCGTGACTGCTTGGTTAAAAATCATCTTGGTTAATGTTATTGTCCCTTGAGTGCGCGTAGGTAGTCACGAGGTGTTGCAAAGTCATCGGGGTTTAGGACTGTTCCGTTTGCTCCTGGTGACACTGAGACTGGGTCGGCTCGCTTCTGAATGTTCTGAACAGTTTGTTTTTGAACAGTCTTCGTGAGTTCCGCCATATCCTTCATGTTCTGGTGTGCAATCTTCAAGTCTCTAAATCCGTACTTGTTCGCGTGTAGGAAGAGTTGGTTTTCGTTCACATTTGGGTCAGTCTTCTTTACTTCCTCTAGCTGGGTTGCAACTGCGGTTTCAATGGATTGTGCAAATGCTACTTGGTCTGCCTGTTTCTTCTCTATCGCCTGTATTGCTCGTTCCTCTGCTACCTTGATGATTTCCTCGTATGTTTGTGGAACATACGCTGGGTCTTCATACGGACTCTTAGGTGTTTCTGGTAATGGAGCTTTTTTAATCTCCGCTAATTCCTGTGATTTCCGTGTAAACTCTGGCAAAAAGTTCTCTTTGAACTCTTTTGCGAGTGTTGATGCGTCCACCTTTCTACCGTCGGGGAGGTCAAATAATTCTGGCTCCGTAGGTGTTTCAGGTGGTACTTCTGGTGTTTCTTCTACTGTCTCTAGTACTACTTCTGGTGTTGGCTCACTTGGTGCATCTACGGGGATATTTCCTTGTTCTGCACTGGGAGCTACGTCCATTGTTTCTTCTACTTCCATAATGTTTATGACTGCCCCTTTTCTAGCTTGGTCTTGCGACTGAAAGAAAATTGCTTGGTCTCACTTATGTTGTTAATACGTGTGTAGGATGCACGTCCCCCGTGGTCTCTATTGAATTGGTACTGGCTCTACTTGCGGTTGCATCTGCGCCTCTGTTATTGGCGGAGGTGTTGATTGCGCTACTTGGTCTGGTGTGAGGGTTCCTGGCTGGAAAGGTACGGGCATCTGGCCCTGTGGAATACCGACTGCTTCCATAGGGTTCTGCTTGTAGAGGACTGCATTCTTTGCAAGTTCTTTTGCGTTGTCGTACTGAGCAATCTCTAGGTAGTCAACAGGAGAGATGAAGCCTTGCTGTACGTCATTCTGTGCCTGTTCAAACTTAAACTCATCGTCTACAGGGAGGGTCTTTCCTGAGATTATTGTTACCTCAGAGCCTGTCTCGAAGTCATCCTGTATGATTTCAAGCATCTCCTGTGCTCCTTCCTTGCCCATCCACTTAGCGTAGTGGTACTCGGTGTAGCGAGTCTTAGAGAGTTGCATAGCCCATGAGAACATCTCGTGATAGACGAAATCTACTACTTGGACTAGCTCGTTAAGGCGTAGGTATGATTGCTGGATGAGTGCAAGTCGTCCTGCCTTCGTCTCTTGACCTTGACGCTCTCCACGGAATGCAGATGTCGCCGCCATGATGTTGTCAATCTCTCTTCGAGAGTCAGCCATGTCGTCAAATACCATCTGCGGAAGAGCAGAGCCTGTCTCGCGAACTACACCATTGACGACTCCTTTGCCCCAGATGATGCCCTTAGTTTCCCAACGGATACGCTGTGCATCGCTCTTACCCATTACTTCTGCGTCTACCTTCACGATACCGTTGACAAGCTCGCAGTTCTCGTCAATGTCCATCTTGCGCTTGTCGATACCACGCTGGAGTTCAGCAGAAAGCTGAATCATGTCTGTACGACCAATAGGGCTATTCTCGTTGTTGAGAATGGTTGCAAAGATGTATGGCTTTCGTGGAGAATCGAAGTAGTTAAAGAGGTATGGTTTGTAGTTTGGAGTAACCTCTCCTTCACCATACGTTGCGCCTTCTGATGGCTCTGCTTCTGTCTCAGGAGTAAAGAGTTTCTTTACTGAATCAAGACCACGAGCAAGTATTCCCTTTTCTTCTACGGGAGCAGGTTGTCTAGACTCTTGGTCGAGTTTGATCTGTTGCATCCTATCACGACGAGTGTCACCTTCAAGGGTCTTTAGTTCTTCCTCTTCTTCATCAGTAACAAGGATTCCGTCCCAGTCCCAATATGGATTCTTTATACAATCAAGGATAATGTCCTCAAGCTGGAAGATTACATAGTCCTGTATCCACGCTTCCTTGTATTTAACATCTGGGTTCTTAACGTAAAGAGTGGCATCGTCAGGAATACCAAACTTGTCCATCAACTCTTTCTTCTTGTTTGGGAAGCGCTCAATAACCGCCGCGAGGTTGTCGTCAATCTCTTCAATGACAAACTCTGAGTCTATTTCCTTACGAGCGTATTTAGCGACACGAATCTTGCGTGGGTCGATTGCACGGTAGTCAAAATCACCACCTTGTCCTCGGAGTGGATTCCAGAATGCTTTGATTACAATGAGTCGTCCAAAGTATAGGTTTCTAAGACCCATACGGACAACCTCTTTTGAGTTTAGGTCGGTGAACTTCTTGCGGAAGTAGTTTTCTAGCTTGCGTGCAAACTCTTGTGCTGTCTCACCCGCTCGTGCAGGAAGAATGTTTATTCCAGGTGGATTGGCAATGAGGGAGTTGATAACAGACTCCATGTTTACAAAGATACGGTTTGCCTGTACTCGCCACTTCTTGCGTACGTAGCTTATATT